CATGTCAGTGATCTTCCAACGAAGTCTTTAAACTCCAGTTGAGTTATATGATTCATATGCAATAATGCATAACTTATGTGTACTAATCTAATAAAGGAAAGAAAATAAAATCTTAATTCTATTAGCTTATGAACTAAAGCGTAAAAACTAAACGAACCCGCTTTAGGTCCTAAACGAATTTTGATTTTCGTCATCAAAACGAAAACAGCATTTGGGCACGCCAAGCGCCAACCATGCAACACCACAACCTAATGTGAGGGGATACCCTAAGGCAACTAGTCCGAAGGTATACCCACAACTCACCTCTATTGTTTCCGCAGGAGGGTGTAATGAGCATTGCATGATCTACTGAACGGCTTATTCTGCTGCATCAATGATGAGGAAAATTTTTGCATAAGAAAAATGAAAGAACAAATATGAATTCCGTTAGCCACGCTAAGCGCCAACATCACAACACCACAGCCAAAGTGGCGAATGCACAAGGAAACTAAGCCGAGCGTCATCCGTGGGCCCACTCTCTATTGTTTCCGCAGGAGGGCGTAGGGAGTGTTTGTGACATCTACTGAGGGGTTATTAAGAATTCAAAAGCTCAATCACATTCTATAGCGAATGAATAGCTCCTTTTGTCCTAGTCCTAGTCTTCACAGAAGGGATCTGAACACGATCCCGACCGATTGAGACGCCGGGATTTCCAGCCGCTCGAGATCTCGTAGAGAACTCAGGCTTATTCGTAGGTTTTGGAAGCATATTCGAACCAAATGTTTTAGGCGCTGATGGGCCACGGTTATCCCAAGAAGAAACAATCTTCTGGGCACCGATCATATCAGTTCCTTGCTTATTATCTAAATTAAATCTAGTGCTGCTTGGTTTTGAGGATTGTGAACCAAACTTAGCATGCAGATAAGATTGGTTTGCCTGTCCAATATTCTCATCAGCAATGCTTCGTTGCGGTTGCTTTTGATTCACTGAAGCACCTTTGTACTTCTCCTCGGGGTCCAAAGCGATCGCTTCACCACGTTGGTCAGAGCTTCGATCAGAATCAAACTTTTTAGGTTCAATAACTGAAGCTTCACCCTTATCCATTGCGGCGCGCTTTGAGTCAAAATCAGTGCCACCACTGGGTTTTGAATTTATAAAAGCTCCACCTTTATTCAAACCCATAGTTGCCCCGGCAGTGCGATAACCGGCGTTTTCTTGAGCAACAGCAGCGGCTTGCCGTTTGGCTTCGATGTCGCGTTCTTGCGCAGCGGCACCAGCGGCAATGTCTTTATCTTGCATCCCAGATTCGTGCTTGCGTTCTTCTTTGGATTCGCCTGACTTCCAAGTCTGATCACGGCCTTGACGTATACGTTCTTCAGCCCATTCATTCTCGTGCTGCCAGCGATTTTCTTGGCGATCTTTGCCAATTTCTCCAGAAGCCCAATCTTCTTCTTCACGTCGCTCGGATGATCTCCAATCTCTTCCACGTTCAGCTTCGCGTTCACGAGCCTCACGCTCTTTGGATTGCCATCTTTCCGATGCTTCGCGTTCAGAAGTGTTCCACTCTCGATCCCACCAGTTTTCACCAGATCTCCAGTCACGTTCTTTCGAACCTTCTCCGGAAATCCAGTCTTGCCAGTCTTCACGATTGGAACCTTGCCAATCACGATCCTTCTCCCATTCGCCCGATTTCCATTCGCGATCACCACGCGTTTTCTCTTTATCCCATTCACGATCCCGTTCACGTTCCGCTATTCCAGCGGCTGATTCACCCCACTCACGAACTTGGTCAATGGGGTTCCTCGCGGCGCCACCGATAATGGAACCAGCTATACCCATATTACAGGTAATTGGTCCATCATCGGAGGGGTCATAAATGGGACTATTTAAAAATTCCACTTCTGGCTATAAAAACCAGAATCGGAATCAGCGAGATTTAAGAGAGCTCGAGTTCTTCGAAGACGAGCTTCCTGCGCGGTAATACAGCCAGGGAAACCAGATTGGCGTCCGAGTAAAGTATTGGGATGTATTTGATTATCCAGGAAGTGCACATTTGCAGCTGTTTCTGGGAAATCATTGGATCGGGGAACGATACCAATTTGCGTTATATACATTCTATCAAGTGGTCTAGCTGAAGTTGCATAATATAGATCGGATTGACCTACATTAACTGCAAAGCATTTTCGATCAGCAAAATAGCGTACATATGCAATCTCCCTACTACTCTCTATATCAGAGAGTGTAAACTGCAAGCAATCTGTATTAGAAATTTCAGGCTGTAGATATTCAATTAGAGACACAACGGAAGTGTGGTTAAGCTCAGATGATAGCCTAGATCCCTCGGAATAAATCCAAGGAACATCAGCACTGAACACCGCATTCCTATATCCAGCTGGCATTGATTCTCCATAAGCAGGATCAAGTGGCGTTACACTAGATATTTGAGTGGCTCGATTGACAATATCATTTATATCACTGGTAAAGGCCAATCCATCTTCAGTGTCGGTATAACCGAGCTGAAGTGGACTTTTGAAAATGCCAACTGCAAAGAGTAACGGACCAAAATCCGTCATAATTACCGTGAGCACCATCTCCTTAATATCAGCAGATACTTCTGATTTATCCATAGCTTTATATGAAATACTAATATTTGGTTGATTGGGATTAATTCTTACTGCATAGAGAAATTTAGCTTTTCCACCATTATTCTGGTAGAAGCTATTACGTTCTCCACGCCAATCGGCAAGAATTTGACTATATATTTCATCCGCAGTTAGGCTTTGTGTATCTGTGCGATTCATTATGTTCGCGACAGCGCTGCCCAAAGCGGTATCCATATACCGTCCAATGCCAACTGACCCTTCGAGCAAGAGATCCTGTGCACGAGTTGTATCGATATAAACAAATCGATCTGTAGGCGCAGTTGAAGAAGTATTAGAGCAATACCACCATCGAAGATTGTGGATCGCACGTAACCCCTTTGAAGGCACCGATCTATTTGTTGAATTTGTTCGGCCTGCATATCCTTGTTTCCAATTAGTAAGCAGGTTATCCGCATGGGTCGAAAATGTATTCGGTAACCATGTGGTCCCATCCAACAAAAGAGAGAATCGACTTGCTTGGAGCTCAAAAGGTCTAACCAGTGTTGGTATTACTGGCGAACCAATTAAGCGATGTAAATCCGGCATTGTAATCCCAAAGGCCCGAGTATCGGGTCCACTTGGAGCTGTTCCCGGTATAACCGGGTTAGCTACCTGGAAATTATGGTCAAGCTTTGTAGCTATCCGCATTCGAACAGAAATTCCTTCACGCAAAGGTGACTGAGCGTTTAGGAGCACAAATATCACGAGATGGGGACGATCAGTGAGCTTATCATCAGCTTCCTCTTGAACTCTTCGATAAAAGAGTTCTTGACGAGCATCTTTAAGACGATAAACTTTGTTCCACATCTCGTTAATAGTTGTAGCTGCATAAGAATACTTCATAGCCTCAGAGAGTCTTATTGTATCTCCCGCTATAGCCTTAGGCTGCCAACAGCAACCAACAAGACCAGAAAACGTTTGATTACCAACAAGAGTAACACGGAAGAGTAAATCTCCCGCATATCTCTCATGCATCTTGACATAATTCCTTATATAGGGATTCATGTACTTAGATAGAGGTGAGTATGGGACTTGAAAGATAATTTTCCCGTCTGATGTATCGTCCGTGAAAGCAAACATCTCATCACAATCCATGAACTGGTTATAGATAAGATCCTTGATATCAAAGGCGATGGCACCTGCGCTCATCATATTCGGAGGACCCGAACTATTGTAAGTTTCCTCATCTGCCATAATTTCGTATGCTCCTAGAGTGGGTCCAGGAGTTGCTGGCATGGCTGGCGCCACGCTTGCAGGCACTGGGTTAGGCATTGAAGGAATAGAGCGTATGCCAGGATTATTGCTAGCATCAGCAGGCGGGACGGTTCCAGAAGCCGTGGGCCCCATACTGTTAGCAACGGTGTCGTCGTTGCCAACGAAGATCCTGTCCCCAATCTGGGTCGTTCCTGGCTGCGTAAGATACAGCACGGACATTGAGAGAAACGGCATCGCTTGCGCAGTGCGCGAAGGTACGAACAACGTACCGTCGGATTCACGCACACATCGGATGTTATCAATAAGCTCATCAGTTCCGTTCGGCATAGTTCTGGATAGGACACATACCTTTTGGTTCCTTTGTGCTTTTGACACCGTATTAGCCAATCCGAGATGAATCTGTATGGATCGGTACATGAAGTCTTTGCAGACACGCGTTGCAATAACGCGCGCTTGATGATTGAGATCATCTGGTTCTGCTCGCAAATTGGCGAATGTGGTATGCGACAACTTGCTATAGAGCTCACGATACGCAAGGCGTTTCGCTTCGCGCTTATTGACTCCGGTTCCGACTCCCACTTCTCCAAGGACTCTAAGAGTGAGTCTAAAAGTCGCCGGAGCTGGGATATCCCATGATTCATCGGGAGAAAGGTTGGGATCGACCTCTCGCAAACGCTCAAGGAGCGCTGAGATTGGGTTAACATTTGGGTCAGCCATTTGTCGGGTCTCGCACCCTGTCACAAAAGCTTGTCTAATTCTGAGTTTTAACTTCTCCTCTGGGGAGAGTTCGCTCGCTATAGTATATGGCAATCCGGGCTTAGCAGTTTTAACTACTGTTGCTCGACCTATCGATTCGAGATGGTCAAGTGCTTGGATCGCCTGGATCTCTCGGTTAATGTGCACCGATATCGCATTATATTCCGGGTCATTCCGGAAGTACATCACAAATCTTTCACGGATTCGATCCCGCGAAAGGAAAGCAATGGACCCCGGGGGGAGCTCGAAATGTTGAATCAGCAGCCTAACATCATGAAGCACAAGATCAAAGAACTTGGGATCAGGATGGAGGGCCGCCTCAAACAATACGTTATCTATATTGACGCGCACTTGATCCGGAGAGAAGGACTTATACCAGCGGAGCTGAGACAAAATCGAGGTTTGCTTCAACGCAGGCCACACGATATGATATCGTGGATCCCAGTGAAAGGATCTAGAACAGAACTCTATGGTGTTAGAGAAATCTGACTTAGCTGGCGTGCACTCCAAGCAGAATCTTTCGGAATCCTGCACGAAGTCTTCGAACGTTATCCCAAGGGCTCTCGTGCCCTTGAACGAGCGATCATCGCCAAGTATAGCCAATCGAGTATGCGACAATACTTCTGTTAAAGTCGGTGTGAACTTAAACACATCACGCCAGCGGCGAACCACTGTGTAATATGTTAGGATTTGAACCGAGAACGAATTTAATATAGTTGTAACAAATGTACCACTCTCATTTCCGCGATCTACGAAATAGAGAGTGCCACGACATGTGTGAACTACATAAGTTAGAGTCATTGATAATCTGTAATAAAGGTCGAAAACCTTTTCAGGTTCTTCGTTGTTGCCAAGATAAACATGGGCAACTACCCAACAGAAAGCCTCAATTAACTCTCTCGGTAATTGTTTATCAAATCCTGAGAAGTCTGTCGATACAACTGTTCCAGTTATTTCACAAAATTCGTGATATATGTGAGTTGCACATATATGGGGATCTTGACCTATGCGTATTGGTGATTCTTCATGTTTCGCCATCATTTTATCCACAAGGTCTCCGAAAAAGTGTTTGAGGATCATATTAACTACTAAATCTAATTCGTTAAAAAGTCGAACTTTGCCCTTCTGAACTTTTTCAGCATCAATTAGCTCTACCTTAGCACAATCCTTCGAAACCATTAGCATTTTACCGCCATGATTATGGATGTGATCCAGGAGCACATTGTAATGCCTACGAACCATTTTTGCTGGTTCGGTATCAGAAAAGACAATTGTCCGTCGACCACCCACAGGGTCGAGAATTTTAAAAATAGGGGCTTTGGTATCTATTTTGTGGGTCATTTTTAACAAGGGTCCAGCAGACGTTGTCATATCCAATGGTCCAAGACATCCACCAGGAATTCCGTTAATTACGTTATATAAACGCAACCACTTACATCCATGGTATCGTGATGAAGCATCTTCAGCGACTAATTTAGTTGCTTGCCAAAAGATTTCTGAATCAATTGACGTCTGCTTTCTTCGATCGTATTTGACACATTGCGTAAACAATGTGTCATAACGACCATTACAATCTTTCACTAATTTTGAAGGATCTGTCACATGATCCATGGTGAAAGCTGCAGGTAAGGTGACAACATCAGATTTCATACCCTCAACATCAACAAACTTATGACCGCATTTTGGTCGGGAGCGCAAATTAAGGTCTTTCGAATAACCATATATGTTAAGTTGTTCACGTAAATGGTCATATCTTGTAACAGGCTCAACCGTTTCTAAAGCGGTACAATAAGGTTGTGGTATCAGCCATTTACCGTCACTATAGTCATTAATTTCACAGATTTGTGCAAACTGTGTATCCATATTGACTTTTATTTCGGCAACAGCCTTCATGTATAAGGCATGATCTTCTGAGGAAAAGAAGGAAAAGTATGCTTTTTCGGATTGATTGTAGGCGCAATGTATTCCAAATATCTTCATTTGATTATCATAATTCTTAGTGACTAGTGGAAAACCACAGTCACCCTTCTTTATGAAATCGCGTACATTTGACAACTTTGCAGCTGTAAAAACACACACGTCATCTGATAATTGGAACTCAGGACACGACGAATCGGTCAATGGTGAAGCTGTTTGAGGGTAGTATGAAACACCACCCCCAAGTATTTGAAATTCCGGTGTACAACGGAGAAACCAGCCATGGCCGGCTTCTTGAGCCCGTTTTTCTGAGTGAAAATATCGTTCAGAACAAGGGAAGGGAGGTAAAGTTCTATCAGTTACAGCAACAATTGCTAAATCACGTGCTCGTTCTATTAAAAGAACGACTGCCTGATAAGGTTTTCCATCACTATAAATAGTGACAGGTTCCTTAGTTTCAGCAAACATGTGACCAACAGTAAGAATGAAATGTCCTTTCATTCCAATGCCGTAACAAACTGCACCTTTTTGATTTTCAACCTTCACATAAAGTTTCCTAAGTGATTTGTGGAGAAGTTCAGCCTGGGTAGGAGGATTATCTATAACATCCTTATCACTAAGCATGTTAGCCTTAATATGAGATAAAAAGGGAGAATCCTCATACTTAACCATCGGATACTGGGCTAAAGCCGAGTAAAAAGCTTGAGCTGGCGAAGCACCATTGTTGATGTCCTCGATAACACTGCAAACTAATGGTTCAGGTTTACCTAAATCACCGCAATCATAGTACTGAGAAAGTTCATTCTCAGCCTCAGGCGGTAATGGTTTTAAATTAGGTATCTTTTTCCTCACCTTGGAAACTAACTCTTGAACTTTCGGATATTGATTCGCTCGTCGTCTTGTCAAGCGGGCAATATTCTTCTGAGATGTTCCAGATGGATCGTAATCAGCTCCAGCCTTATTAGGCCAAAAACGACCGGTTGGTGAAACGGTCAATTGAGATACGGGTCCATCACATTCAGAATACTCTTCTATTGCCTTCTTTTTCTTCTTTTTCCGGTTTGCATCAACTTCTTCTGAAGTAGACTTGAAAAGGAGTTTTACAAGTCCCCAAATGGCTAATCCAGTTCCCATCAATGTCAACAACCCAACACCAGCCCAAAATATTGGGTGTTTGGTGAGGGTTGCCTCAATTTTAAGAAGTAATGGATTAGGCTTATATTTGAACTTAGCCTCAATTTTTCGATATTCAAGGAGAAATCTGTTATCAGCAGTTGGATTATTGAGTCTAGCTTCAACCCATCGATTGAAGTGTTTCAACTCAAGTGCTGTCAATTTCATAATTTCTCCTCTATACATTTTAAGCTTATGTGCACAGACAATTTCCTCAATATTAATCTTAATTCGGGTTTCCGAATTACGAACAAAGAGAACCTTGTCTTTCATCATATAGATCTTTGGTGTGCAATTTATGTCAGTTAAGCCATAAACATAAGCCACATTGTTTCGAAAATATAAGGTTGCATTCAGAGAAGTGATAGTTATTCTGAGAGCTTTCCCAGGAAAAGCCTTTTGGAAGTTACCGCAAATACGCAGGAAAGTAGACTTAAGAACTGCAGGATCATTAGAAACCTCCTCAGGTATTGCCCAGGAAGAAAGTACTGTTTGGGAAGGTGATTCCGGTCCAGTTATTGATGATGCCAAATACAGAGACACATGGGGGTGTGTTCCATTATAGCAACTTATCATTTGTCTTTTTGATTTAAGTGCCATCTGCAAATTGGGGATGGTGTTAGCCTCAATGGCGCAACCAAGCACTTCAGGTTCCATCGAAGGCGGAAGTCCTTCGATAAGAACCAATTCACCAGGGGCAGATAAAAAGGTCTGGTAATTTTTAAAGGTCGTATTAACCAAATCTGTTAAATTGGTTATAACACCATACGCGTCGCGCAGTATAAACTGCGTATCAAACGTATATGTTCTTGCAAGTGATTCTGAAACCTGCATATAATCAGCGGAAAACTTCGGATTTAACTTAATAAATCCTTGAAGTCCACATCGCCGAAGATACCCTTGGTGTTCATCAAAACCAGTGCAGTCCCACGGCCTTATATTATTATTACCCATGGCCTTATTGATAACATCATCAACAATACCCTTGAAACTCCAATCGCGTTTCTTTCGAAACACAGTATTAGAGCATATCAAAAATATTGAGCGAGGATGAGTCTTATTCATCTTAACCACAAAGTGTGACAAATGACTAGCTTCAATCCAATCATCCAAGATATAAATCATGGGAACTTCACGATTGGGTATGAATTCATCAAATTCTTCCGATTTTTGAACCGGTAAGTTGAAGAACATGGAAAGTTCACCAGCAACATTACGTGCAAGAGTTGATTTTCCAGATCCGGAATTTCCTTGTAAACGAACACAAAAGAAATCACGACCCCCGGAGTTAGCAGTGATGCTATAAGGGTCATTCAATTGTCTGATCGCATTAAGATGATTAATACGCTCATTAAGTTCAGCTTTAAACAAGGCGTCATCAGATTCTTCCAATGTACTCTTACAGTAATCAACCTCGCATTGAGCAACACGCCCAACGATGGTTTTCTTCAACTGTTTTATCGTTATAGGAGTTTCTTCAATTTGAGAAATGGATTTGTGTTCCAAATACTTAAACTGAAGATGAGAAAAGTCCGATTTACGATGAAGATTTGGGGCCTTACGACCACCACACTTAGGATCATGAACATTAACATGATAAAGACGATCCCATACAGCCATTGTTGCACCCTCATTGAGAGTACGGGTCATATCAGGATCGTCAACATTACATGTCAATGAAACAATCTTTAAACGACAAGGTTGGACCTTACCATCAAGTGCAGCAGCCTCAAAGTTCATTGGATCCGAAGATACAATGAGATTGAAGTCCTTTAAAATCGGGTCATCGTTTCTCAAAGCCATGAATTCGTTATAAATTCCGAGAGCAGCGCCACCGTATGGTTCAAAGAAACCATCAGTACGCTTATTTAAGCAATAGATATCCTTCGGGTATCCAAGTTCAACAGCTACTTGCTTCATGAACCATTTCGCAAATTCAGATTTGCCGTGACCGGCAAGACCCGAAAATAAGATACCAACCGTTGCTTGCCTAGGTTTTGTGGCAAGAACAGCGTCTATTGCTCTTTGTTTCTCTTCAAGATTCCGGTAGATAGTGACCAAAAGTTGTTTAACGGTCGTATATCTTTTTGAATATTTATCTGAGAGCGGTTTTGTTGTAATTTCAATCACCTTTGAGAGGAACTGACGTAAACGAACGTAGTCCATCGAATTTTGAACGAAATGGGCCGGAGAGAGACGCAACAACTGTTCACCTTCTTTCGCGAGATCCTCGAGCGATTTACAGATAGGATAATCAGTTGAGTCCTCATAACCAGCGACGTCTTCAATAATAAAATCTGCTACGGCAGATATATTATTAGTCGTCTTTTTAACCGATTCCAAAACATTTGATGATTGAATTATATCCTTCCAAGCTACAGCCTTAGAAAAACCTAAACCAGCAAAAAGCACAGCAACGACTGCGCAGATTCCGATCTTAAAATAGGATTTCACCGACAAAGCGTTGGCAGTCACCTGTTCTTCAGGTACCGCAAATAAAGTATTCAAATTTCTTCCTTCTGATTCGGCCATAGCTATGGCATCAGAAGTATTCCACGGAAACTTAAATTGAGAAGACAAATCAGAAATCGTATTAACCAAAGACACAATCGAAGTCGTTATAGAGGCAAAGTGAAGGGTTTTTAACCAAGCAGGAAGGGACGTAGTTACTAAAGTACTAATACTAGTAATTATACTAACTAAGCTATCCGCTAAATAGACTAAAATCTTACCTAAACCTTTAAACAATGTCTTAAATGGTTTAAGACATGTCTTTAGGTGCTTAAGAACTAAAGATTTGAGGGAACTTAAAATAGAGGTTGGAGCATTAAGCCCCGGTTGAGCCTCATCCGTCTCGGAGTCGATTAACTCGGAGTGGTTGTTCATCTCACGCTCATATGTGGGATCCGACATTTTGGCGTTGTTGATTACTTAACGTCTCGACAAGAAAATCACAATCTCTGACAAACAAAGCTGTGGAAATTACCTTTGAAAAAGCTGCTGAAACTTTGATCCAAGTGCCCGGCCTACGACCACGACGGCAAAATGGAGAATCGCTACTAAATCGCTGGTTCTTCTAGGAGTCCTGAGACCTCCTAGGTATCGGTGGGGTGTCTTAACAG